CTTGCGTCGTATCCGAGTTCGGCTTCTCCAGAAATCCGACATCTGGCAAAGGGCCGTCAGAGCCATTCTTCCACAAGTTAAAGATACGGTTCTCTCTAATCTGCGTTGCCATATCCTCTTTCAGCTCAACACCAACTATTTTAAGATAAGCGTCTGCAAAGTAGTCGACATCGTTTGCTTTCTCACTTGCCGCCTTGTTTAATGCGTTGATTAGCGTCTTAACACTATCAAAGATACCTTGTCGCTCCTCGTTTTCGATTAGTTCAACGACTGGCAAAGTTCCGTAAACATGATTGTTACGTTCTGTAAATCGGACACCCCCACCAAGTTGAAAAGTCGCTTCGATTACTTCGTTAGCAGTGATGACTTGCCCGTAACCCGTTGGGTCGTTGTCATTAAACGCATATCGAACCGCAAACAACGGCTTTTCCTCGATACTGTTATCATGCACGATAAACATATTGATTGGGCTGTTATATGTCGCTCTTGTGTTCCCTGCTTCGTCTTGATAAACATATAGAAACGCATGGCCAAAAACATCGGCTAGCTTAGCAAGCTCAAACTCGCTATCTTCCATGTCGTTTAACTTGCGGAAATCACTGATAAAATCTGCCACGCTGTCGTCATCGTGCGTCACTTTTACTGGCACACCGATTTGATATCCGCTAAAAGTATCAACGATATACTTTGCGTAGTTAATGACTAAGCGATTATCTGGCTTCCAAGACTCTTTAGCCTTACCTTTCAAAATCTTGTGTTTAGACATATACATGTCTTCGTTCTCGACGTAACCTTTCAGCAACTGCGACCTATGCAGTTGCACAGCTTCTGAGACTAAATCTGGCGTCACTTCGTTTGCGGTTGTAGTCAATAACTTTCGCTTGTTTATATTGACTTTCGCCATTAAAACCCTCCCTTGAATACTTTAATCTTATTGCCCATATCTGCGACTTTGGAATATATCGCATATCGGACACTATCCAGCACATCGTCATGCTCTTTGAACGGTTCACCCGTTCGCTCATTCCAGATATACTGATAGACCTCATCTTTGAAATTATTTACTTTGTCTTTGACGACATAAAAAAGCCCTAGCTTCATGCGCTTGGCCACTTCTTCTATACCAGACAAGACAGATTTGTTTGCGTTTCTACAGTCAATATTCTCACGCTGAAATCTTGCAACGTGTTCCGGCCGTGCGCTATCTGCCCAGAACGGTATATTGCCATATCTCGACTTAATATCAAGCGCTATCTGCACCCAGAAATCAATCTCCTTGTGCTGATAAGAATGTTCTTCTAGCAGATATGTTCTGCCGTCCGATGTCTCGCCTAACACAACGATAGAGCCTAAGTGCTCATATCCCCAGTCAACGCCTGCATAGTAGCTTGTAATCTCGCTAGTAGGTACTTCTTCGCTAGTGAGATACATCTTATCGTTGAAGTCACGATATACAACACCCTCACCAGTCACCCAGAGACCGAGAATATCACGATCATAGAACACACCGGCCGGCGTTGCCTGCTTGATGTTTCTACGGTATCGCTCTGATAAGAAAGTGTTATCGTCTAGCTCGAAGTGAAAGTCGATAATCATATCATCGTCAGACGCTATATAGTCCTTTCTAAGCCAGTGTGTGGGTATATCCGGGTTGCTATCCCAAACAACCCTTGCACCCTCACCAGAACAGCGAGAAATGATTTCTTTGAATACTGTTTCATTTGCTAGCGACGCTTCGTTTACATACGCCCCAAAAGCCGTAAAACCTCTGGCACGTTGAAGACCGCTGATAGAACCAGTATAGACTTGCACCACTTTAACGCCTTGAAAGACGAAAGCTCCGTGCTTGTCATACTTTGGAGCGAAACCATACTTGTTGAAAAGCTCTTGCAGTACGTTGTTTTGAATAGATGTTGAAGATGTGCCAGCTAAGATATAGATAGGCTCGTCAATGCCTAGCTTATCTGCTATCTTTCGCACTCTGACTAACTCACCGATAAACGTATCATTATTGACTACAGTCTTGCCGGCGCGTTTAGCGCCATGCAAACCGCAAATAAACCAGTCTTTCGACCAGATACGCTTTAGGACTTCTTGCTGTTTTGGCGTGTATAGAGCGTCTAATTTAGCCATCTAAGGCCTCCTGCACCGCTTCGATGTAACTTGATAGCTTTTCGTCGATAGTTAGATCGCCACCAATTTGAGCTTTCAGCTTCTCAATTTCAAGTTCCATCTTCTCGGCTTGCTTAGCAGTTGGATAGCGTTTCAAGATTTCCTGTATCGCCTTAATAACCGTTGCATTATCAGCTTTCTTGGTCACTCTATCGACTTCGCCAGTAACAGGATTCATCATCAAGACTTCTTCGTCACGCTTGCCCCTTGCGATGTCCGACAAGATACTCAAAGCTTCCCTGGCGCTCATGATGTTATGCTCTTGCATTTCAATCATTCTAGCGTCGATATAAGCCTTGATTTCAAGTTTTTTCAAGTTCTGTCCAGCTATGCGCCCTGCGGTCTTTTCGCTGTATCCAGCCTTTATAGCAGCCTGCGTCGCATTGCCAGTAGCGATGTACTCGTCTGCGAACTTCTGCTGTCTAATGTTTAACTTGCTGATTTTCCATCACCTCATTTCAGACAAAATAAAAAGCCGCTTTGTAGCGACTAAAGCATATTGGAACGATTGGGTTTGAACCAACTACCTCTTAGATTTCAACTAAGCGCTCTGTCAACTGAGCTGCATTCCAAAAACCAAAAGCATGAGACTACTGCTTAATTCAAGTGACTTTCGATGACTTATAGGTTATCATCTTGTCCACAAACATTCCTGCTTGTATCACTCATGCACGGTTAGTTAGACTAACCACCCCTTGCGTTACAAACTACTAAGCTATTTTTCAATTAACGAAGACCCCGCTAAAAGTCTAAGCTGCTTTACTCTTTAACTTCGTTCGCATCCTTGCGAGATTTGAACGGGTAATCTAATTACCGAAGTACACTTTCATTTGCAACGGGCGATGACTTTAGCAATAAACAAAATATAAAAAGCAATATGTTATTTGTTAGCATATCACAGATGTGCATCGCCATGCGTTTCATTTTCTTTTGAAAAACAAAATGCGCAACATCTGTTATTACCGTCCAGTTGGCAACCTTTCGGCTTGTCTTTTGCTTTCGGGTGCTCAACCCGATGCAAATCGACATGACATCCGCTAACGTATGGAAAAAGTTGAAAAATCCATCTGTCAATTTCTTGACAATACTATTATAACACTATCGAAAGCCAGTATTTACCGCTTTTTTACCGTTTTTTTACCGCTTTTCGCAAACCAAAGCAGAATTGCGATACTGTTCTGCAAAAGCTAGTAAGGCACAATCTAAAAGCTCCTGATAACGCGTCTTTTCAATACCTAATTCCGAATAGATGATATAAGCAGGTTCTGGCAAAGTCTTTAGAAAGCGAGAATACAGTATAAAGCGATAAGTTGGATTGTATAACCTTGATACTGCTTGTTCTATTTCCTCTAACTCTGCCATAGCGTCCACTCTGCGGATCGCCAGATTTTCAACCGGTCTACTTGGACCGTTGCTTGCTCTTATCTCAAACGTAAACTCTTGCGTGACTTTCTGCAGAGCTTCGTCGCAAGCTATCTCTCTCCATCTTGGATACTCCCCTAATTTTTTCTTTGCTCTTTTGATAGTCACTTTCTCATTGACTTCTGGCAGCAAAGGAACTTCGCCCATCCTATCCACTCTTTCACCTCCTTTTTTAAATCCTAAAAGACCTCTCTAAATACATTTCACGTTTCAATCTGCGCTTTAGCTTCCGTTGGCGCTCCGCTTCGCTGCCGCTCGTCGCCCCCCCGATTTTTGAATTATCGTCGATGTAATCTTGTGCGACTTTTAGCCAACGCTTATCAGTTGTTTTGCAGTCCATTTTCTCACGTAAGCAAGTGATAAGAAACTCTTTATCAAACAAGCTGTCTAGCTTAATCATCAGCCGAACCGGCGGAAAGCGTCCTGCTCTTTCTTCGCTGTTAAGTCTAGTCCTGTCAGAGTTCAACTTCGCACCCTCAAACCCTAGCTGTACCATCATTTCTTTCTTTGTTCCGAAAGCCTCTGTTTTTTCAGCTAAGATTCTGTAAAACTTCTGTACGTTCGTTTCAGTCATGATTACACCTCGTCATATACAGGACTTGGGAGCCCGTTTGCAAAACAATACGTTTCGATTACACTTGATTCAAAATCTGATATTTTTTGACCGTTTTTTAAATTCAACCCATAAAACATCTTCATAGCTTTCTTAACTATTGGATCTAAATTTCGAATAACCATTACTTCACCTCCTCAACTTTCCAACCAAGAATATCTGCCACTTTCTGCGCTTCTTCCTTGGTATCAAATTTCTTAACGTAAGCCATCGTACCTGGTTGTTCGTCGGCTAATATGACAATTTCAATGTCTTCTTGATATTTTTGGAAATACAGATGATTGCCATCTGTGACAACATACTTTGTTTTCTCCACCTCATACCCATCAAGCCAAGCACGAGCAGCTCTGTCATAAGCATTTAATGAGCTTATTAGCCAGTTGCGGTATCGCTCATTTAAGTATTTTTCGTCAAAAATATCCAGGATAGGAGCGTTTTTCCCTTTGTATTTCTCAATGATGTCTGCTACAAACTGCGGAATTTTGACTTTTTCACGTTCTCTCATGCTTTCGAATCTTCCTTGCTCGTAACCCTCACGCCATTTTGCAAGACTGAAATCCTGTTCAAATTCACTCATGATAGCTTTTAACCAAACCTCTCTATCATGCAATGGCAATTCTCGAAGTCGTGCTAGTATGTTCTTGAGATATTGTGGAGATTGTTCTGCATATCCTTTTTCTGGTTCGTCTAAACGTTTCAAATCGCTTATTATATCGTCTGTTGCTACAACCTTAAAATTATAGCTATTTTTAATCAGCTCATATTTCGAAATTAATTCTTGTTTATTCGTCCTCAATTCCTGCTTATCCTGCTTATTCATCTTCCAACTCCTTGATTATCTTCTTGATTTCATTGATTTTCTTCACAAGTAGCTCCTTGCGATAAGAAGCGTCTCTGTACCCGTGAACTTTCATGTAAAACTTGTCCTCTTCACTATCAGCAAGCCTGCCCTGATATACTTCCAAAGAATGCCGATAGTGTTTTAAAAGCTCCTCTTTGGTCATTCCAATTCCTCTATTTCTACCTCGATACGAGGGTTTAGGCTATATACTTTCTTAGCCCATATCTCTGACACTCTGCCGTCGTCCGTCCAAACACAGCCAGCGTCTGATATGCTGTCAAACAACGACTTGATGTAGTTGTCTGTATCTG